AGTTCGCCACCGGCACCAGCACCAGCACCAGCCATCAAAGCGGTAGCAGCGGACTTAAGCCCGCCTCCTGGCCCCGCCAATGCGCCCGTAGCACCGCTTACAGTCGCATCCAGCATTTTCTCGCCGCTGGTTTCAGGCTTGATTGTCTCGCCGTTGAAGCCGCCACCAAGGACAGCGTTGACGCCTTTTAAGAGCGTATCGGGGGCTTGCTGTAACGGGGATTGTTCACCCGTAAACATCCTGCGAACAGCGCCGAAAGGATCAGCGGCAAGGTCAGCAATAGAGGCGGCACCGTTCCATGCTGCGCGTCCTGCAATAGCGGCGTTGCGATCGCTAGACTCAGAATCACCCCCTTTCGGTTTTTCTACTGCTTGTGCCGTGGGCTGCGTTTGAATATACGCGGCGAGTTTGCGAGCGCCCTCTACGTCACCTGCGGCGTGGGCGTTGCGGAGTGCCGTGTAGAGTTGTTCATTATCCACGCGGCTTCCCGTAGGTATTCAGCAGGTTTGCAATATCGGGAGGAACATCGCGGCGAATCGTCCCAGTTGCCTCATTAGTGGCTGGCGAAATTGGCGCGTTTTCATACGTTGCCAACAGGGATTTAACTTTTTCGAGAGCGGCTTTTCTGAGAGGAACCGGAACCGTTGAATTGCCCACCATGCCAGCGGTTTCCTTGTAGGTTGCCGTATCTTTGTCAGATTGCGGGCCTTCAAATCTTGGAACTTTTGACGTAAGAACGCCGCCAACCACCTTTAGCGCCTGCGCTTCTTCTGCGCCACCCATCGTTTTTCCAAAGAATCCAGCAACGCTGTCAACAATCGTGCCCAATCCGCTAGCTGTCGGGTTTTTGTCCAGCAGGTCTTCTGCTTCTTTGATTGCCGCGTTAATGCCTTTCATTGCAAAAGATTGCTTGTTGGTGCGCTCCGTCTGGTTGCCAGCGAGGTCAATATCTTTTTTGGCTTGGTCAACCTGAATTGCGCGAGCATCACGCGGAGCCAATCCAGCGGCTGGAGGCGCACCAAATTGCACAGGCTGTCCCGGCGCTTGTGAGGCAACAAACGGTTTACCTGCCAATCCAGCGGCAACTACTTCGGGTGGCAGATTAGCCGTTGCGGACGGCGCAGAGGGTTGAGCGGGGGCAGGTTGTGCGCTCTTTATAGCGTCGCGCCCAGCAATAGCCATTTGCAACTCTTGGCGCAGCCCAGCCGAGTCCATACCCATATCGTCGGCCTTCATCACCATGTCTTTCAGTTGTGCAATCTGAAAGTCGGTCATGGGCGGGCGAGGACGATCCGGCTTAAATCCGGCTGCGGCTAGAGGTTTGTTATCAGGCCCAAAGCGTTGCGCCCCAGCGGTAAGGGTGTACGGCTGTTGCGACTTCTCAAATGCAGCAGCGTCCATCTTCACCAGCGGGCTGTTTTGAAGAAGATTGTTGGTCAGGCCAAACTTGATAGCCTCTTTCATATCCGGCGCGCGACCGGCAACCATTGGGTTCGTGTTGCCCTCGTCGTCAACTGCGGTCGTCATTTGCGTTTCAGGCGTACCGTCACGGCGTTGCATATAGCCGGAAATCGCTTCTGTGACTTTTGCCTGATTCTGTCGCGTCAGATCGCCTTGCTGCTTGTCCAAATCCTCCAGGCCCTTGCTACCCATGTAGGCTTTTGCAAGTTGTGCAATGCCTTCCCACGGAGAGATAGGCACAGCCAGCCCACCGGGGGCTACACGGTCTGCCTTTAGGGGCGAAAGGGCTTGCTGCATCAGCGCATCAGCAACGGAGCGTTTGCGTTTCAGCCCCAGCATTTGCGCTGCAATTTCGGGGTCAATCCCCGACGCTTGCAGGCCGTACAGGTCTTGTTCCATTACCGACTTCCAACCCTAAACAGCCCTTTCAGCGGGCTAAATTGTGAGAATTGCGGCTGTTGCTGTTGCGCCAGAGCATCAACCACGCTGGTGTAGTTGTAGCCACCATTACCCCGTTGAGTGATGGTGCTAGGGTCGGCTTGAGGCATTCCGCTGGATTGCTGGTATGGCTGTTTGCCGCCAACTGCGGGGCGAGACAAACCGAACGGATCACCTGAACCGTTTATGCTGGCGTTTGTAGAAGTTGTCGTTGACGTATTGCCGGGAGCGCCCACGTTTCCTGGCGCATTTGTAAGCCAGTTGTAAGTACCGTCAGGCCGCGCTTGATCCCTCGTTCCGGTTTGCTCCACAAGCGGCTGTGAAGGCACGAAAGTACCGGGGTTGTCCACCGTCGATACCCAAGACGGGGGCGGCGTGTAGGTCGCGCTATTCGTTCCAGACAGCCCTAAATAGCCGAGTTTGTTATCGGTGCTAGGCTTGGGAGGATTGTTGCTGGTTATAAAAGGGGAGTTGAGGCCGTACAACTTCCCTCCCGGCATGTATTGAAGTCCAGTCGGATCAGGCATTACAGTCTCCCGTAGTCAACGGCGTAGTAGCCGTTATCCATCATTCGTACAGCGTCCGGTCGAACATGGATCGCTTCTTGTGCCATCACGCCTTGTTGACGTTCACCAAAAATGTCGTACTCGTACCACGGCAATCCAGAGGGGTGCGTACCGATACGGACAATGTTGGATTTCAGGCGAATATCTGAGGGTTTGAACATTGCAGGATTGCCCATCGCCGCTGCGCCCACACCAAACAAGCCGCTCATCATTGCGTTGTTGCCCGCGACTTGCTGGTTGTAGATATTCATATCCGCTTGCCCTTGCGCCTGCGCCCCAGCAAATACCGGAGCCGCAGCCACGTTGGTGTTTTGCGCGTACCCCGGCATTGAGAAGGGGTTGGACACTTGCGAACCAGACATAAGCGCGGTGATTTCATTGAGCGGCGTCTGTCTCTGCGCGAGGATTTCAGCAATCGCGTTCTTACGGGCGTCTGTACCCATGCCGAATTGACGTTGCGCTTCTTGACCGCCCGCGAGTTCTGCGGTGTTTCGTGCGTCGTTACGGGCGCGGTCAATCCGATCCATTTCCTTACCAAACGCTTCGGAAGTGACCGGAATACCTGCGGCGATGAGTTTTGCGCGAGTGTTTGATTCTTGGTCGCCAAGGTCTTTATTTGACCGGCTCATCATCGCGTTAATGACGCTGTTTCTTACTTCGTCAGCGGAGCCTGGGGCTGCGGGAGCGCCAGAAAGGTCGAGGTTCTTACCAATTACGTCACCGAGCGCACCGGCACCCTTGCCGCCCAATTGGGACAGCAACAAACGGGTCTGGGAGTTGGCGTCGTATAGCGCCTGTTCCTGCGGGCTGTACGTCTGCGTCAGGGTCGGCGTATCACCGTCCCACGTTACCGTTTGAGTGCCGGTAGGGGCGATTACATTGGGGTTGTTAATGCGGCCTTGAGCGCGGGCGGCATCAAGGTTGGCAGCGCCTTGAGCTTGGGCTGCCCCGGCGTAGTCGGGTGTCGGCGGGGGCGACGGTGCACACATAGGAATATTCCATGCTTCGGATTAATCAAATGTGCTGTCGGCACGTACTAACTACCGTAATAGTAGCCGCTAGGTCACGCCACTTCGTTCTGTAATTTCGGGAGTTGCTTGCTGTACTGCTTGGCGACCTCTTGAAAGCCCAAAAACTCCAATATTCTTCCCGCGTGGTTTGTGAGTTTGGCGGTCATAATCACTTCTTGAGCACCCCTAGCAAATAGGTCAGTTTCTACATATTTGTAGAACCGGACTGCGTTCATTCCCTTGCGGTAGTCGGGGAGAAGAAACCATGTATCTTCCGTGGCAATCGGGGTTTGGGAGTGCATCGAGGGGACTAGGTACATCGTTGCGTACCCTACTAGTTGCCCTTCGCTTCTAGCGGTGTATTGGACTAGCCAACCGGCTTTGTCATAGGCGTTGTAGCGATCAAACGAGGGACAAAACGGCTGTCCGTGGCGGTACATTTCTGTTTCTTGCCAGTGTGCTTCTGCCAGAACCATGATTTCATCCCAGCAGTCAGCGAGCTTTTCAACGGCAAAGATCAGAGCGGGCCTCCGTCTTGGTAGATAACGTCAAGCGAATACCATTTGGAACCTGGGGATTGTTCTACTACGGCAAACGAGAAAGCAAACCCAGTTCCGGCGCAAGCAGGAAACCATGTGGTGTTTTGGCCGGAAACCATTGTCTTAAACGAAGTTGATCCAGAGATTGTACTGACCACGTTATAGTCTTTGTACATCGACAAAGCTACGGAAAAACTTGCGGATGGCATGTAGGCCGTAAGCATTGCCATCTTTGTAGTTTTTCTATTCCCGCTTCCTAATTTGAAAAATGCCGTGTTGTAGCCGCCTTGTATGCCGCTTCCGGTTTCGTCCGTTTGAGAGGTAGAGCTTCTGTCCCACGCTTTAGCGGTTTTAGTGCTTCGCGTGTAATACAGTTGCGAGTCAAGAATGCCAAAAGATTCCGCATTCCACCCGTTAAACCGACTCCATGCACCGGTTGTGATATTCATCAGCAGTTGATAATGAGTGCCATCTTCCACTGCGGGAACGTTGATAATCAGCGCGTTTTCTTTCGGGTACACGAAAATGTCCCAGCCAAAGTTGGCTTTGTATTGCTGCGCGTAGCTGATGTACGTCCCCTGAATCTTGTCGGAGATTTTGTACTTTGACTGATTGATGATGCCGGAAACAATTGCGGCTAGAGAAACTATGCCGTTTTCCGTCAATATGAGTACGTCGCCGCCATACTTACACAGGCACTTTCTTCCAATTGGTTTTCCAACAAAGTACGTCCCCACCTTTTGCCAGTCAGCAGCGGTAGCGGGATCGGTGCCTGCATAAACAATAACCTCGCCTTCGGATGTGACAAATACAGCCCTGTCGTCCATTCCAGAGCCACCGTCCATCGTCCAGTTGGTGCAGGCCATCAAATAGCCCCCGCCAGAAGCTTGCGCGGTGAGGTCAAACGCGGTTAAAGCGCCACCAACGGCGCCAGCGGCAAGATACCAAAACTTGAGTTTCCCTGATTCGATAAGAATCAACCGCCCCTTGAAAGACATTCCACCAATCAGGGTTGTCGAAGTTACACCGGTCAACGCTGGGACAGAAACGCCATCAACGGCTGTCCAAGTTGTTCCGTTGTAGTAGGCAGGTTTATCTACCCCGTTGAACAACATTAGCCAGTTATTTGTGCCGTCACCCATTGTGACGATTTGGTGCTTACCGTTTGTTCTGGCGAGGACAGAAGCGCCGACCGCGCCGGAACTGGTAACGTCATAAATTCCGCTTGCGGTGGTGCAAAACATGGTTTCCGCACCGGATAGCGAAGAAAATGTCGCTAAAGTTTTGCCGGTTCCAGTCAGGCCGCTTGAGTAATCCGTAGAGGCATATCGCTGTTCCAGATAGCCGGTATTGCAGAATACATTGTCAATCGACCACGCTTCGTTTTCTTTCAACAAGGGGAGCGGATCGCGGGTATTCATGCCGCCAATTGGAGCGGGGAATGACGCCTTTTTTGATACTTGCAGCTTGAGTGCGCCGCGTGAAAGCAGCGGAGTTCTCACGGACTAATCCAGCTTCCAGCCGGGACGTAGATTCCAGGCGCGTTACTCATATCCGGCGACATATTCAGACGGGGGCGAGGTCTGTCCGTGGACATATACTGCGTTGCCATCTTCTCGTAGGTAGCGAACAGTTCCGCGTACTCCAACCCCTTTTCTTTCAACCAGCGCCACCGCAAGCCGGCCAGAAGCAGATCATCCGGCAGAAGCATGGTGTCCGTATCAGCGGCGAAGTAGCGCAGTTTGGAGTTGTCGGCCTTGAGAATCCAAGCCGAGGACTGATACATCCAATACCAATTCAACCCAGCGGGGGGAACCGGAGTGACATTTAAGTTACCGCCATAGATCAGGTAGCGGTACGGCTGTACGGAACTGACTGTTGCTTTGATCGCTTCCCAATCGGCAGGATCAACGGGGAATATCGGGAGTCTTGTAGACCTGTCCCAAATCGTGTCATTGATGATGTACCGATAAGAGGTAGGCATCAGGGTCGTTAAAGCGCCCTGACTCTCCGTAGCCGTCGTGGTCAGGCTTCCTTCAACCGTCAACGCGCTCCAATTGTAGCGAAGCGCAAGATCGTTACCTTCTTCCTCTAACAGACGGAGCATTTGCAGCGTTTCGGGATCGCTGCTGCCAATGACCGAGGCCGGAGCGGGAATGCCCGTCCGGTTGGCAAAGTAGGTAAGAAGGGTTAGAAGTGTCACTTGAGGGCTTCGCGGAT